GAACGCCGCATCTATTACGGCTTCGCGGCCGACGATCCCGCCAACCCGCTGCGCTCCGATCCGCTGCGCACCGTCGACATGGAAACGGCCGACCCGGCCTTCGCGCTGTCGGCGGTGACGCCGCAGCCCGCGACCTTCCTCGAGTTGATCTCGGCGCAGCTCAACAGCCCGAATGCGCCGTTGCAGATCGTGAGCCAGCGCACGATCGACGGCTACGCCTCCTCGACGCCCAACCAGCCGCGGCTGATCGCCGTCAGCGGCACCAACTTTCGTGTCTTTCCGGATCCTGGCGCTGGCGCCTACACGGCCACCTTGCGCTACTACCAGAAGCTCGCCACGCCTGCGGGCGCCACGGTCAACGCCATTCTCACGGGCAGCCCCGACGTCTATCTCTACGGTTGCCTGGTCGAGGCCTCGATCTTCACCCAGGACGAGCCGGGCGCGCTGCGCTACCTCGCGCTCTACAACGCCAGCGTCTCGGGCCTCAACGCACGCACGCAACGCATCACAGGCTCCTCGGTGCCCGTGATCCGGGTGCGCGCGGGGATGGCGCCATGAGTGTGATCCCCTTCGCCGAATGGCGCCCTGACATGCCGAGCCTCAGCCAATGGGCGCGCGAGGCATTGAACGTCGTGCCGGCCGAAGAGAGCTATCGCCCACTGAACGGCCTCTCCGGTGTGTCCAACGCCCTGGCCGCACGCTGCCAAGGCGCGGCCTGGTTCCGCGGCACTGCCGGCGCGACCAAAATGTTCGCGGGCGACGCGACCAGGCTCTACCTGCTGTCGGGCACGACCTGGAGCGACGTCACGCAGCTGGCCGCGGCGAAGGCCATCACCGCGATCACCAAGGCCAATCCCGGCAAGGTGACCGTGACGTCGCATGGATACGGCAACGGCGACAAGGTGTTCATCTCGGGGGCCGCCGGCATGACGCAGGTCAACGGCCTCCTCTTCGCGGTGACCGTGGTCGACCCCAACAACTTCACGATCGGCGTCGATACCACGGGCTATTCGACCTACACCTCCGGCGGCACGGCCCAGAAGGAGCTGTTCTACGCGCCGGGCGGCGACGACACCTGGCGCTTCACCCAGTTCGGCCCGCTCGCCATTGCGGTGAACGGCGTCGATGCCCCGCAGGCCTTCGACCTGTCGGTCGGCACGCGCTGGACGGTGCTGGGCGGCACGCCGCCGATCGCGGCCTTCGTCACGACGGTCCGCGACTTCGTCCTGATGGGCAAGATCGGCACCACGCCGCAGCGCGTGCAGTGGTCGGGCATCAACAACGCCAACCTGTGGGGCTCGGTGCCGGCCAACCAGGCCGACATCCAGGACCTGCCCGACGGCGGCAACGTCACCGGCCTGGTCGGCGGCGAATATGCGCTGATCTTCCAGGAGACCAGCGTGCGGCGCATGACCTACGAGGGCCCGCCGATCATCTTCCGCATCGACAAGATCGCCAACGATGTCGGCTGCAGCGTGCCCGGCAGCCTCGCCAGCCTGATCGACATGGCGTTCTTCTGCCACAAGTCGGGCTTCTACATGGTGCAGGGCGGGCAGACGATTACGCCGATCGGCCGCGGCAAGATCGACCGCACCTTCTGGGCGGAGTTCGACGAGACCAACCACTTCCGCGCCTCGGCGGCGATCGATCCGGTGCGCGGGCTCTACATCTTCGCCTACCCGGCCAATGGCAACAACGGCACGCCCAACCGCCTGCTGATCTACAACTGGCGCACCGAAAAGTGGGCTCATGCGCAGGTGACCTGCGAGCTGGTGTTCGGCGGCGTCAGCCAGCAGAGCTACACCCTCGAGCAGCTCGATGCTTTCAACGGCGGTAGCACGCTCGAAACGTTGCCCTACTCACTCGATTCGTCGTTCTGGAGCGGCCCGGTCTCGCTGCTGCTGTTCGCCTTCGACACGACGCACAAGAGCGGCTCGTTCTCCGGCCCGGCGCTCGCCGCAACGGTCGAAACCGCGGAATTCGCCCCCGGCAACGGCACGCGATCCGTCGTGCGCGCCTGCCGGCCGCTGATCGACGGCGGCAATCCGCAGATCCAGATCGGCGCGCGCGAGACCCAGCAGGGCATCGTGGCCTACGGGCCCGCCGTCGGGCTGACGCCGGCCGGCCTGGCGCCGGTCTACCAGAGCGGCCGCTACTTCCGCGTCCGCGCGACCATGAACGCCGGAGACCTGTGGTCGAACATGCAGGGCATCGACGACCTCGACGCACGACCGGCAGGTGCGCAATGAGCCTGCCGGCGCTTCCCGTCACGGCCGACACCCGCTCCATCACCGAGCGCGTCAACGTGCTGATCCGCGACTACAACACGATGCTGCGCGTGCCGGCGGGCTGCGTCATGCCGTTTGCCGGCACCACGCCGCCCGATGGCTGGCTGCTCTGCTACGGCCAGGCCGTCTCGCGGACCGGCTATTCGGATCTTTTCGCTACGATCGGCACGAGCTACGGCACCGGCGACGGCTCGACCACCTTCAACCTGCCGGATCTGCGCGGGCGCGTCGCCGCCGGCAAGGATGACATGGGCGGCAGCGCGGCCGGTCGCCTGACGTCGCCCATGTCCGGCGCAACGCTCGGCGCTTCGGGCGGGGAGCAGAGCCACACGCTGTCGACGGCGGAGATTCCCGCTCACAACCATGGCGTCAACGATCCGGGACACGGCCACAGTGCGCCGGGCGGGCGCATCGTGATCGGCGACGCCAGCATTCTCAACCAGTCTTGGTACAGCTACGCCGACGGCGGCAACATTGCGCCAGGCACCAGCGCCAACGGCTCCAACATTTCGATCCAGAACGCGGGCGGCGGCGGCACGCACAACAACACGCAGCCGACGATCGTCCTCAACCACATCATCAGCACATGACCGCCACCGGCATTCCTCTGCGCCATCTTCACCTGGTCTGGTCAGACCTGTGGCCTCTGCTCGAGCCTGCGGTGAAACGCTCGCCCGACAAGCCCGACGTGTTGGCGCGCCTGATCGCGTGCGATGCGCAGCTCTGGGCGGTTTATGACGGCCCCGCGCCGGTGGCTGCGATCGTGACGCAGATCCAGATCGGCGGCGAGAAGCGCTGCCTGATCTGGCTGGTCGGCGGTTCTCGCCTTCGCGAATGGGCCGCCGATTTCATCGCCAAGCTCGAGGATTGGGCGCGTTCGCTGGGATGCGTGACGCTGCGCGGCGTCGGCCGGCCGGGCTGGGCGCGGATCGTGAAGAAGTTCGGTGGGGTGAGCGTCGACGCCGTCGATGGCCTTCCCGCCTGGGAAAGGAGAATCGCATGAGCGGCGGATCGACACCCTCACAGACGCAACAGACGCAGGCACAGACACAGACTCAGCAGACGAATTCCAGCACGGCGCCGCCGTCCGACATCCAGCCCTATCTGCAGCAAGGCATTCAGGCGCTGGTGGGCGACTTCAACGCCAATCCGACGGCGCCCGGCTACTATCCCGGCGCGACCGTCGCGCCGCAGTCGCAGGCCACGCAGTCGGCGATCCAGGCGTTGTTCCAGCGCGGCGCCGGCGGCTCGCCCGTCGACAGCGCGGCCAACAGCGCCATCATGGCGGCGCTCGATCCCAGCCGTCTCGATCTCAGCAACAATCCTTATTTCGGCAAAGCGGTTTCGGCTTACGTCGACCCGTTGAATCAGCAATTCGCCAACCAGGTGCTGCCGGCGATCGCCGGCCAGTTCGAAGGCGCCGGCCGCTTCGGCCCGAACAATGGCACTGTGAGCGCGACCAATCAGGCCCTGGCACAACTCACGCAGGCTGAGGCCAACGCCACAGCGGGCATGGCCAACACTGCCTATCAGCAGGCGCAGCAGAATCAGCTCTCCGCAGCTGGTCTGGCGCCGACGCTCGCGAACCAGGACTTCGCCAACATCGCGGCGATGTTCCAGGCCGGCCAGGCGATCGACGCCAACACGCAGGCCAACATCGATTCGAACGTCGCCCGCTACAACTACGAAACGACGGCCCAGCCCAACTACATCAGCAACTACCTGCAGCGCCTGCTCGCCAGCTATCCCGGCGGCGAAAGCAGCGGCAACAGCAGCGGCAGCAGCAACGCCAGCTCCTATGGCACGTCGACGCCGGCGACCAACCCGACGGCGAACATGCTTAGCGCACTCTTTGGCAGCAAGGGACTCTTCGGATGACCGGCTTCAACTTCCTTTCGGGCCCGATCGACCCCAATTCGCTGCCGGCGCTGTTGCGCCAGAAAATGGCGCCGGGTCTCATTCCCGGTCCCATCCAGCCGATGCCGCTCGCGTCGGGCTTCCGTGCGCCGGCGCTGCCGCCCAGCATGGGCTTCACGGCGATGCCGCAACTGCCGCCGGTGCCGGGCTTCAAGGTGCAGGACGGTGCCGGGATTCTCGACAAGCTTCTCAGCGGCTTCCACCTCCCGACGTCCGGCATCGATCCCAACAGCGGAGTGATCGTCAACTTGACGGACGGATTGTCCGGATGGGGCGCGCCCGCCGGCGGCGGCGCGATCGACCCCTTGACAGGCCTCCTGCAGGACCTCGGCTTCGGCGGCGGCGTGGAGACAGGCGGCGTGGCCGGTGCGGCCGCAGCAGGCGCCGACTCTGCGGCAGGAAGTGCTGCGGCCGCCGGCGCCGGTGCTGCAGGCGCCGGAGCGGCCGGGTTCTCGATCGCCGACCTACTGCCGTTCCTGTTGGCGGCGTGAGGAGCGAGCGATGCCTGATCTCATCAATCCCGAACCAGCGAGGCAGCCATGAGCGGCAATCTGTTCGATCACTACGGAGTGCCAGGCGAAGCCGGAGCGACTTCCCGTGTCGGCGAACCGATCGTTTCGAACGTTTTCGGTGTGGTGATGCGCAAGGGTGCCGGCGCCGTTCGCACCGCCGGCCGGGCAGGTGTCGAAGCCAACGACATGCTGCCGACCGACAGGGGCGGCCTCGCGCCAATAGAAGATGTTCAGGGCATGGCGGCGTCGGCGCTCGACAAGGCGCGGCAAGAGGCATCGGCCGCCTATTCAAGTGACGCAGCCAGCGCGGCGGCCGACAAGCGTCCGTTCGATTTTCAACTCATCGAGGCGGCCTTGCTCGACCCGGTGACGGCCCGGACGTTCGATGAAATAGACCTGACCGACATTCCCCGCCTGTGCACCAGGCTCAATGAGATCATCGGCAAGGTGAAGGCCTCGGATCCGGCGGCGCAGACGGCACAGCGCATGGACGAGCTCAAGCGTGCCGTCGCCGCCCTTCGCGAGTGGAATCTGCTCCGCTCGTCCGAGCGTGCCGCGGTGGATCGCGTTCACGCCGCGATCGAGGCCGAGATTGCGGATAAGGCACCGAACTATGCCAAGGCGACGGCGGACCATTGGAAGGCCGCCGATCAGCTGGACGGCGTTAACGATTTGCTTCGTGTCCAGAACGACGATGCGGCGATCCGCAAGCTGCAGGCCATGAGCCGCATCAACGTCGCCACGAGTGACGGTCGGCGCGCCACGCTGATGGACATTCTGGCCCGCCACGAGCCCGCGCTTCCCTACGCCCTGGCTGGCCAGGCAATGAAAGGTGCCGAGTCAAGCGGCCTTCCGGCGCGCCTGCTGGGCCTTGCCCATCCGGCGCTGGCAGTGCCGCGGCTGGTCGGCGAAGGCGCCCATAGAGGCGGGTCGACGATGCGGCGCGCGGGCGAAATGGGCATCACGCCTGAGAGGACGTCGGCGGTGCTGAGCGGTGCCTATCAGACCGGCCGCGCCGCGGGCGGCGCAGCGCCCGCGGCGCCAGGTCTGCGCGTCTTTGGCGGCAACCCCTCAGCCGATCCCGAATCGCCGCAGCTTGCGGCGATGCGCGCGCTCAGAGCCGCGAACGCACGCCTCGCGGTGGGAAGGAGATAGCGATGGTTCGGTCGAGCGCATCCTGTGGGCGTCCGTTCTGGGCGCCCTGTGACAGCAACCTTTGCAGTGGGAGCGACTGATGGACATCGGCGCGAGCAATTGGAGCGAAACAGACGCCAGCAACAGCCAGCCGTCACCCGATGGCGCGCCCGAAGGCATGTTTCCGTCGGGCGTGAACGACACGATCCGCGCCGTCATGGGCGCGGTGAAGCGCTGGTTCAACTGGTCGAGCCCCAAGATAACGGGCGGCAGCGCGACGGCCTACACGCTCACCTACGGTGTTTCGCCCGGCGCGTTCATCGATGGCATGACGCATCTGGTGCGGTTCCATGCAGGCAATGGTGCCAGCGCCACGCTTAACATCAACAGTCTCGGCGCCAAGCCGCTCTACGCTTATAGCCGGGGCGCCTGGTACCAGGCGCCGCCGGGCCTGTTCGACGTCGACACGGTGTGTCAGGTCGCTTACGACGCCGGCACGGGCGTCTATCGGCTGCTGATGCCCGGCACCATTGCAACCGGCGTGATCGTTCCCGATGCCGGGTCGACGGCGCCGGCTGGCTATCTGCAGTGCTTCGGCCAGGCTATCCCACGCGTCAACTATCCTGGCCTCTTTGCCGTAGTCGGCACGACCTATGGCGCCGGCGACGGCTCGACTACTTTCAACGTGCCCGATCTCCGCGGCATTGTCGTGGCCGGCAGAGACAATATGGGCGGCACGATCGCCAATCGGCTGAGCAGCGTGATGGCGAG